ATTTTGATGCAGCACAGCAGGCTCTCTCTAAAACTTTTGCCGGACAATCATCGATCCAAGCCGAGACTTTTGCTGGCAAGATGGACAGACTTAAAGCGGCATTCAATGAAGGTAAAGAGCAAGTCGGGTCATACATTCTCGATGGCCTAACTCCCTTAATCTCAGGGATCGTCAATAAAGTTATTCCAGCAGTTCAATCCTTTATCAGTTCAATCGGTGGAGAAAAGGGAATCAAGTCAGCCCTATCAACTTATGTAGATTTTGTTAAGAGTGTATTTGGCCCAGTTCTAGAAGGACTTAGATTTGCTTTTAATAAGATTAAAGATGCCGTAGAAGATAACAAAGAATCATTCAAGGCTTTACTGGACTTCCTTAAGGTACTTGCTCCGTATTTCGGTGGGGCTCTTAAGTTAGCCATTCAGGGAATCGGTATCGCTCTTTCGGTCGTGGTCAATCTCGTTGCAGACTTGATCGATGGATTTAGAACTCTAATTAACCTTGGCTCAAAGATCGGTGGTGCTATCGGTGGAATGTTCGGCGGCGGTCGAGCAGCTGGTGGTTCGGTATCGGCAGGGACAACTTATCTCGTAGGCGAGAAAGGCCCAGAACTTTTTACGCCATCTCGCTCAGGAAACATCATTCCTAATGGCTCAATGGGTGGCGGTTCTAATGTCATCAACATAACCGTCAATGGCGCAATCGATCCAATCTCTACAGCTCGCCAGATCACTCAAATCCTCAACCGCGAAGCAACCCTTTCAGGAACATTCAACAAGGTTGGAGCATCGCTTCTGGTGGGTGCGTAATGCCTTGGACTCCTCAAGCAACAATCTCGATCGATGGTGTAGATCGTAAGTCGATCACCTTGGCCGATGTCCAGATTTCTTATGGCCGCACTTCAGTATGGGAACAGGCTCGATCTTCTTATGCTCGGATAGCCATCCTTAATACTGCTGGCACAGACTATGACTTTCAGATGAATAACATCGTGGCAATCAAGGTTAAGAATGTTGCTGGAACAGATGTCACAATCTTCACAGGCAAGATTACTAGCGTGGACAATAACCTGGCTGGATCAGGAACTATTGGAACTAACGCAGTTCAGACAATCACAGCGGTAGGGCCATTCTCCCAGATGTCTCGCAAGATCATCGGCTCATCCAACTGGGCTAAGGAAATGGATACGGTTCGCATGACTCGCATCTTCAACGATGCCGGACAAACCATCGATGTCGTAGATAGTCCAGCCATCTATGAATTTGCTGCTAGAACTGGAAGCGCGGCAGATGCCTATTCACTAGCTGCTGACTTTGGCCAGCAAGCCTTCGGATATATCTATGAGACTTCTCTAGGCAAGGTGGGCTTTGCTAACGAGTCTCGCCGCACAAACGATGCCAAGGCTAACGGCTACACAGTCATTCCAAATGGCTACATTCTTTGGAACAATGTCTCAAGCCAGAAGACTTTGGCAGACATCCTAAATAACCTAACTTTGACCTATCATTCAGGAAGCAAGACTGCTACAGATGCAACAAGTATTTCAGACTTCGGCCAGGTGGATGGATCGATCTCTACTACCCTGCACAATGCCGCAGATGCTCAGACTCAGGCAGATCGTTATGTAACCCTTCGAGCCTATCCACGAACTTCCCTTAGCTCTTTTACTATCCCAGTTAACTCGACCAATGTCAGCGATGCGCTTCGAGATTTCCTGATTAACATGAGCATGGGCGAACCAATCGAGATTACAACGCTACCAATCGCTTTGAAGAACACGACTTATCGTGGCTTCGTTGAAGGCTATACATTCTCAATCAATCAATACGAAATGATGGCAACACTTAATACGACCGACTACACCTACAGCTTCACTCCAACCCGATGGCAAGATGTCTCAGCGGCTCTTACATGGAATGGCGTTGGGGCTACGGTACAATGGGCTACTTACGATGACTAGGGGTAAGCGTGGCAACAACAACTAACTTCGGCTGGACTACGCCTGATAACACAGGCTATGTCAAGGATGGCGCTCTGGCTATCCGTACCCTTGGATCAGCGATCGATACTTCTATGGTCGATTTCAAGGGCGGCACTACTGGGCAGGTTCTTCAAAAGGCTACTAATACAGACATGGATTTCGTCTGGGGAACAGTATCTTCAACCCCTCGAATCGGTCAGGTAGTTCAGGCAATTACTACCACTAGCACAATCACGGCTTCAACAACCTATGTCGATGCAACGGATATAACCGCAAGCATCACTCCAACTCTTAACACTAGCAAAATCCTAGTCATGATAAATTTCAAGGGTGCAACTGATGGCAATTTCAACGGTGCTCCAGGTGCTCAATATCGATTAGTCCGCGGTTCAACTGCTGTTTATGATTACGGCGTTCATAACTTCTTAACTGGTATAACTACTACCGTTGGCGTTAATGGCTTTAAGTGCGCGTTAATGTATCTTGACTCACCAGCAACTACTTCAGCAACAACTTACAAACTTCAACTTCAAAAGACTGGCACAGGAACTTCGGCAACTGCTGGCGGCAGCGATACATCGATCATTCTTCAAGAGGTACTCGTATGATATTTAGAGCAATCGCATCACTTCGTCCAGGCACAGAATTCACAATGAATAACGATGATATTAAGACAATTGTCTGGCATACAGAAGGGGTAACTACTCCAACTAAAAAGCAGATCGATGATGAAATCAAGCGTTTAGAAGCTGCTGAAGTGGCTGAAGTCCAAGCCAAAGAAGCTGCTAAGGCTTCGGCTATTGCTAAACTTGAGGCACTTGGACTCAACCTTGCTGAGGCACAGGCGATCATCGGCTAATGAAACCAAGACTATGCAAATCAGGCGTGATCCTTCGTGACCAAATCAACCGATCGTTTGCCGATCGTGATACGACTAGCGATGGGTGGGTCGGGGACCTCAGACATAGTTCTCGCAAGTCTGATCATAATCCAGATGCTAACGGTGTCGTATTTGCCATCGATGTTGACCGCGATTTATCCGGTAAAGCCAAGCCCGACATCATGCCCGATTTGGTTGATCAGATTCGACTCTATGCAAAGTCTGACAAACTCAAGCGATTCTCTTATCTTATCTTCGATGGAAAAATCGCTTCGGCAAAGTCGCTCTGGAAATGGCGCACTTACACTGGTATTAACAAGCATAACCATCACGCTCATATCTCTTTTACTTTGGCTGGGGATCTTCATGATCTTCCGTTCGATATTCCTTTGATCGGAGTTAAGTAATGGGTCGCGTAACGATTAGTTCAAATAACCTCTTTCCTGGTCCTAAAGGCGAAAAGGGTGAGAAGGGCGATGCAGGCGGTCCAGCAGGACCAACAGGCCCAGCAGGTCCTACAGGGCCACAAGGCCCAACTGGCCCTCAAGGATTACAGGGAACTCAAGGCAATCCAGGTGCGCAAGGCGCAACAGGTCCAACTGGATCAACTGGCTTACAAGGCATCAAAGGCGATAAAGGCGATACTGGGGCAACAGGATCAACTGGAGCAACAGGCGCTAAAGGCGATACTGGCGATCAAGGCCCATCAGGCGTAGTTACAGTCAATGCACCGCTTACAAATGCTGGCACTTCATCAGCTGCCAATCTTTCAATCTCAGCAGGTACTACTTCTGCTGCTGGAGCGCTGCAACTAACTGACTCAGTAGCCTCAACTTCAACTACTACTGCTGCTACTCCTAATGCGGTTAAGACTGCCTATGACAACGCTCTTGCAAAAGCAACGGTGACGAAGACTTCAGGTATTTATTACAAAACTCCTGCAAATACTAACAGCCCAGTTACGGCAACACATCAGAGATTATATTTTCTTCCAATTTTTATCAGCACAACAACATCTTTTGACAGAATAGCCTTAAGAACTTCTACTTTCTCAGGAACAGCGACAGTTAGACTTGGTATTTATAGCGATACCAATGGATTACCTTCAAGCCTAGTTCTAGATGCTGGAACAGTATCTTGTACCGCTGCTACAACAGTTTATGAAATTACAATATCTCAATCTTTAACTCCAGGAATCTATTGGCTTGCCTTCTGCCAGCAGGGAACTGCCCCAACCACACCCGGATATACAGGTAATGCAGGCTCTAACACAGGCGGCACTTATTTAATCGCTGGAAATACAACTCCTGCTGGACAAGATTTGATGGGATTTTATCAAGCATCTGTTACAGGTGCGTTTGCAACCGTTGGAACTTTAGTAGGTTCACTTGCTTCACCTTTTGTATGGTTAAGGACGGCATAAATGTCAAAGCAAATTACTTACGGGATCGGCGGATACGACCCAACCAAGCCAAATAACAACATCGTTGAAGAAATCGACATCCCAGATACGGAGACAGAATGAACATGAAGCACCCAGCAGTAATCTCAATCGGCGCATTCCTAGCCGTATGGGGAACAACCTCTAACTTCGATCTCAACTATCGCTCAATCTTGGGCGCGGTTGTTGCCGGTATCTTCGGATATGCCACCCCTAAAAAATGACAATTCAGGATTACTTAAATCTTTATATTGCCACGCTTGCGATAGTGGGTGGCTTGGCTGGATATGTGATCACTCACTTGCTATCGGAAATTAAAAGACTCAATCAGCGTGTCGATGAGATTTACAACATACTTCTAGAGCGATAATTTTATCCATGGCTCGCAAGAAGGTTATCGATCTAGACACTTATTCAGCTCTCGATGCTTGGGCAATTAGCCTGCAAGAAATGTATAGGGCGCTTCGCCGCGCTGGTTTCGATGTTGATATAGCCCTTGGAATAATTACTGAGCCATCTGCTTATCCTGACTGGATACTTCCTAAGCCCGAT